CGACGATGTAACATTTAACAACATTTCTGCAGGCGGTGACATAACTGTAACTGGTAACTTGACTGTTAACGGTACAACTACTACTGTAGCTACTACTAACACTGTTGTTTCTGACACTCTATTAGAACTAGGTAATAACACTACATCAGCAGCTAACGATTCAGGTCTTGTTATTGAACGTGGTAGCACAGGCGACAACGCTTTCATGGGTTGGGATGAGTCAGAAGACAAGTTCACCATGGGTACTACTACTGCTACAGGCGCATCTACAGGTGACCTTACAATCACTGTTGGTACTTTGGTTGCTAACATTGAAGGTGACGTAACTGGTGACTTGACTGGTGACGTAACTGGTTCAATTACTGGTGGTACTGTTTCAGGTTTGACAGCAGCGATTGCTGTTGCAGACGGTGGTACTGGTGCAGGCACTTTCACTAGCAACGGTATTGTTTACGGTAACGGAACTGGCGCACTTCAGGCTACTGCTGCAGGTACTGATGGTTATATCCTGTACTCAAACAGCGGTACTCCTGATTGGACTAACACATTAGACGGCGGTTCTTACTAATTTAATTTTTTAATATTTGAGGCTTGAGCATGGATCAAAATAATGAAGCAATGGTGAATGAATACATTAATGTATTGTTGAAGAAGGTTAACGATACGTCTTTAGAGCTTGTGATGGCTCAGACAAAAGCCAATTTGGCTAATAAAGAGAAAGAGCAAGCACTAAAGACTATCGAAACTTTACGTAAAGATTTAGAGGATAGTAAGGCTGAAGTTTTAAGAGAGAGAGAAAAGCCACCTGAAATTAAAGAGGTGATTGTTGAAAAAGAAGTTAATATGGACACTGCTCTTAAAAAAGAAGTCGATTTTTTGAAAAAAGAACTAACTCAAGCTGAACAAAAATTACAAAAATTAAAAAGTTCAAAAAAGGAGATAGCAAATGGCGGTGGTACTCAAACCGAAGAGATCGGAAACAGCTAGTTCAGTACCGACTACAAGTGATCTTGCAGTTGGTGAAATAGCTGTCAATACAGCCGATCAAAAGCTGTATGTTCGAGATTCTAGTAACAATATCAAAGCGATAGGCGGCGGCCTTGCAGTTAATGATGGTTCTACTTCTGCTGATGTTGAAACAATATCTTTTTTAGATACTACGTTTGGAGATTTTACAGTAGATACAACCTCATCACCGGGCACAGCTATAGTTAGATGCACCCAAACAGCGGATTTGGATTACGGATCTATTACTGATACCGTATACGCATACAACGCTGTAGACTACGGGAGTATCTAACAATGGCAGCTAGAGTAAAATTTAGACGCGGTACTACGACCGAGCACGCTTCTTTCACAGGAGCGGCAGGCGAGATTACCGTAAACACAAGTAAAAATACAGCAGTCGTACACGATGGATCCACACAAGGTGGTTTTGAGCTGTGTAGGTCGGACTTAGATAACCTGAGTTCATCGGCAGTCATACCAGGGTCTCAAGTTGATACGCTTGACGGTGGAACTTATTAGGAGATAAACAATGCCAACAGTATTACAACTTAGACGCGGTACTACAGCTCAACACTCCTCGTTCACAGGAGCTGAGGGCGAAGTAACGGTCAACACAAGCAAGGACACCCTGGTAGTCCATGACGGTTCAACTCAGGGTGGTTTTGAAATTGCACTAGCAGATTTGTCAAACACTACAGCTACTACATATGCAGACTTTAGTGTTACTGATGCAGGCGGTGACGGATCACTGACCTATAACAACTCTACGGGTGCGTTCACATACACAGGTCCAAGTGCAGCAGAAGTCCAGGCCCATATTACAGCAGGAACAGGTGTTACTGTTTCTAGTGGTGCTGTTAGTATTGGTCAGGCAATAGGTACAAGTGATAGCCCTACTTTTGCAGGCTTAACACTTACTGGTAACCAAACAATCACAGGTAACATTCTACCAAGTGCAGATGTAACCTATTCACTTGGTTCTTCTTCATATCAGTGGGCAGACATTTATGTTGGTCCTGGTTCACTGTATGTAAACGGACAACAGGTGGTATCTGATAACTCAGGTACAATTACAATTTCTGCTGATGCTAACCAAGACGTAGCTGTCCAGACTAGTGGTTCAGGTGATATTTCTCTTGATCCTACAGGTTCTGGTATTGTTCAGGTTAAATCTACATTCCAAATTGAAGATGGTAATAACATTACTAACTCAGCAGGTAATCCTGTATCATTTGGTAGTGGACTAAAAGCAGACAGCGTAACAGCTAACTCAGCTGATACTAGTTTAACACTTTCAGGTAATGGTACTGGCACTGTAGCAATTGCTGATAACACAGCAATCACAGGCACACTGTCTACTACCGGTGATGCAGACATTGGCGGTGACTTAACAATCACTGGTAATCTGCAGGTTGATGGTACTACAACTACTATTAACTCTACTGCATTATCAGTAGATGATCTTAATATCACAGTAGCTTCAGGTGCAGCAAACGCAGCAGCAGCTAACGGTGCAGGTATTACGGTCGATGGTGCTAGTGCCACGATGACATATGTTTCTTCAGGCGACAATTGGTCATTCAACAAACCCGTAAAAGTAACAGGTGACGTTACAGTTACAGGTGCTGTTGTTCCTTCAGCCAACGTAACATATGATTTAGGTTCTTCAAGTTTACGATGGCGTGACTTGTATTTGTCAGGTACTACACTTGACCTAGGTGGACAGACAATCTCAGTAAGTGGTGATGCTTTTGAAATGTCCGAATTGTCAGTTACTTCTACACTTACCCTTGATAGTGTTGGTCTTACAGCAGTACAGACAAGTGCAGAATCATTTGCTGATAATGATACAAGTGTTATGACTTCAGCAGCAGCCAATGATAGATTTAGAATCGACATTTACGATTCTACAGGAACCCTGTTAAACTAAGTTATAGGAGTTAATCATGGCGGTTATTATAAAACCGAAAAGAAGTGAAACTGCTTCATCTACCCCAACAACAAGTGATCTTGCTGTTGGGGAGATTGCTGTAAACACAGCGGATAAAGTAGTCTATACCAAAACATCGGCCGGCAATATTCTTCAAATTGCAAACTATGCACTGTCGGACCCCTCCTTAATATTTCCAACAGGAGATTTAGGAGACCTAGATGCTTCTCAGGTTGATGCTTTTGGACAAACATTGGGAACTTCTTTTGATAGTTTGGACACACCGAATGGTAGTTTATCTACACAGGATTTAGGAGCACTATCTTAATGGCAGCCCTTAGCACAAGACAAGAACTAATCGACTACTGTTTGCGCAGGTTGGGTTTTCCTGTAATTGAAATTAATATAGATGAAGATCAAATATCTGACCGAATTGATGATGCTTTGCAGTTTTGGTACGAGTATCACTTTGATGGCCGACAGAAAATCTTTATCTCACATCAAGTTACTGGCGACACCGTAACACTGGCTTCTATTTTAGCTAATCAGTTTACAGTGGGGGATAAACTTACTGGAGGTACTTCAGGGGCTACTACTATAGTTAGAGAAATTACAGGATCATCAACTTTTTCTACTGAGGATACTCAAGGCACTTTTGTAGCAGGTGAAACTGTAACAGGATCTAAATCAGGTGCCTCTGCAGCACTTCATAATACTACTCCATACACAGCAGGTGATATGGGCAACAAGTACATACCTGTGAACGATGGAGTATTGTCCATTACTCGTATGTTTAACTTTGGTGGAGTTAAGGCTAGTAATGCTGGCGGTGGTAATATATTTGATATAATGTATCAGTTTAGACAGAATGATATGTATAATTTGCTTGGTGCTGATATGACTTATTATACAATAGTACAAAGTCATCTGACAACACTTGAGCAACTGCTTGTAACCCAAAGACAAATCCGTTTTAATAGAAAACAAAATCGTGTTTATGTAGATACCGATTGGGACAAGACATTTAATCCAGGTGATTATGTCACATTTGAAGCGTATGCTATTGTAGACCCAGCAGAATTTTCCGAAGTGTATGACGATATGTTTCTGAAGAAATACGCCACTTCTCTTATCAAAAGACAGTGGGGTGAGAACATGAAGAAGTTTGGTGGCATACAACTTCCAGGCGGTGTTACACTTAACGGAGATAAAATATTTGAAGAAGCAATTACTGAAATAGATCAAATTGAAAGAGATATGCAGTTAAAGTATGAGCTTCCTCCGACATTCATGGTGGGGTAAACAATGCCCACTAACTTCTATTTTCAATCAGGCAACACTAGCGGTACTACGGCCGAACAACGGCTAATAGAAGACCTGATTATTGAAAGCCTAAAAATATACGGACATGACGTATATTATCTACCTCGCACACTAGTAGACGAAGATAAAATCTTTGACGAGGATACACTGAGTCAGTTTACTCAGGCATATCCTTTGGAAATGTATCTTGAAAATGTAGATGGTTACGAAGGCGAAGGAGATTTGTTTACACGTTTTGGTATTGAAGTACGTGACCAAGCAACATTTGTATTAGCAAGACGCAGGTGGGATGAACTTGTCGCTACTTCCGGTGGCATATTCACACAAGACACTCGTCCCTCAGAAGGAGACCTGCTTTACTTTGAGAAAACAAAATCTCTTTTTGAAATCAAACAAGTGCAGTTTCAAGATCCATTTTATCAAGCCGGAAAACTT